TATGATTATTAAACCAGATTTAAGGTATAATATTTAATGCCTTTTGCTACCGGTAAATATGCGAAAGCCATATCAGATAGAAGTGGTATGGAGTTTCCTTACAAAGAAATGGTAAAAGAATGGAATGGTTCTTTTGTACATAGGTCTGAGTTTGAGGCTAAACACCCACAACTTGAACCTAGAAAACACAAACCAGATGCACAGGCTTTACAAGACGCAAGAACACCAAAAAAATTAAATCCTTCTGAACAATTAGAAAATGGTTCAGTTAATGTATTGTTACAATCATTAGGTGTTACTGCTAACGACAGAAAAATAACATCAACTTTTAAATCAGATAATGCTACTTTATTAGTGTCATCCTTGACTTTGACCGCAAGTTTAGGTAGTGAATCTGTAAGTGTCAGCTAAGATAGAATTATTTGTAGGAACACCTTGTTATGGAGGAATGCTCACAGAGGATTATCTTCATGGTATATTGCAATTACAAAACTTTTGTTTAGAAAACAAAATAGGTTTAAACGTACAAACTCTTGGTCAAGAGTCATTAATAACAAGAGCTAGAAATACTTTAGTTGCTAATTTTTTAGACAACGAAAAGTTTACGCACTTATTATTTATAGACGCTGATATAGGATTTAGTCCAGATAATCTTAAAAGATACTTTGAGTATGACAAGGATGTTATCTGTGCTCCTTATCCAATGAAATTAATTAGTTGGAAAATGATGCCAGAGCTAATTAAGAATGAAAAAGATTATCAAAACTTATGTCATCCTTATGTATTAAATTTTGCAGACAAGGGTGAAATAAAAATAGATAAAGGTTTTGCAGAGGTATTAGACGCTGCAACAGGTTTCATGTTAATTAAAAGAGAGTGTTTAATTAAGATGAAAGAAGCATATGAAGATTTAAAATATGTTTCAGACCAAATATTAAACGGGAAAGAATTTAATTCAGAAAACACATACTTGTTTTTTGATACAATGAAAGACGATGACGGAAGATACTTATCAGAAGACTACGCCTTCTCAAGAAGATGGCAAAAACTTGGAGGAAAAATCTACGCAGACATTGGGTCAACACTTACCCATGTCGGGCCGTATAGATACACAGGACATCTCTGGAAACATTTTAACATCGAAAAAAGTTAAGAATGTTGTTGTTCCTGTAAAGGGATTAAAGTTTAATTTAATAAAAGGATAACATGGCAGACGCAGTAGCAAAACCAATTAAAATGGCAATCGTAAAAAATCCTACTAAGGGATATATTAGAACGCCATCTCCAGAAGAAATTAAAAAATACGAAGAGCGAGAAGAAAGATTAAAAAAAGAAGGTAAGAAGTAATGGCTGATGACGCAACAATAACTTTAAAAGCAACATTGTTACCAGATGAAATAGCAAAAGTTATTAGTGGTTCTATGGTTGTAACACCAGATGATGCTAATGATAAATGGTATTACAAACTAACAAGTGTAACAACTACAAGTGCAGACTTAATTGCAGGTAATTTTATTGATTACACAGCAGTAGACCAAGATACAGCACCGACAGCAGTTGCTACAACAGATAAAGTAAAGTTTTTGTTTGTAAAAAATACAAGCACTGCCGATGGTATAGTTATATCAATTGATGCAGGAACAGCAGCTTTTAATTTAGCAGATGGTATTTTTGTAGGGCCAAGTCAATCTTGGTTTTGTAGATTACCAAACACAACAGTGGCAGATATACATGCAATAAGTTCAGATATTGGCGATGCAGGTGATGCTAGTGCAAATGTAATAGTGGCAGCACTAATAGATGATGTAGGTTAATTATGGCAGAATTTTCTAATGAAACATCTGGTTTTATTTCTTTAGCAGAACAAAGAATAGCAAGAGATGTTGACCCATATGCATTTCATGAATCAGCAAATTCATCTTTTAATGTTGGAGATAGATTTGTCAGTAAACCTGTAGATGCAAAAATAATTTTTCATTTTTTATTAATAGATTCAGATTCAAAAAGAGTGTTCTTAGAAAAAAGAACTGATGAATATATCTATGATTATTGGCCTAATTCATCTAGCACAGGAACACCTAAATATTGGGCAAATTATACAGACACAGGAATTCTAGTTGCACCTACACCGAGTGCAGCTTTAAATATTGAAATGACATATTCAAGAAGAATAGCAGAGTTATCTAGTAGTAATACTACTAATTGGTTGACACAAAACGCACAAGATTTACTTTTGTATGCTTGTCTCATGGAAGCATCTACCTTTACAAAGAGTAGAGAAGATTATGCTATCTATGCACAAAGATATAAAGAGTCAGTTGAAGCTGTAAACAATCAAGCTAGAAGAAGAAGAAGAGATGACTTTACAGCACCCGCAAATGTTATGGGTGAAAATTATTTAAAACAAATGAGTACATAGGAGATACAAATGTCAATAACACAAACTTTAACTAATGTATTTAAACAAGATTGTCTGGATGGGGCACAAAACTTAGGAACTAGTGGTGACACTATTAAAATAGCTTTGTACACTTCAAGTGCTACTTTAAATGCAACAACAACTGCATATACTACTTCCAATGAGGTTTCTGGAACTGGTTACACAGCAGGAGGAACTACACTGTCAAGTCAATCGGTAACATTAGATACAACAAACGGAGTAGCTTTTTTTGATGCAGCAGACCCAAGTTTTACTTCTGCTACGATAACTGCAAGAGGGGCGTTAATTTATAATAACACTAAATCAAATGCAGCAATAGCAGTTTTAGATTTTGGTTCTGATTTTTCATCATCAAATGGAACTTTTCAAATACAGTTTCCAACAGCAGCACACAACACAGCGTTAATTAGGATTAGTTAATGGCAGAGGGCACTGGTGGATGGAACGCAGGTGCGTATGGCGATGATGGATGGAATGATGGTATTGTTCTATCTGAAACTGGAATTGCAGCAACACTTGCATTGGGTAGCGAAATAGCGTCTGGTGGTGCATTAATAAATCAAGTTGGATATGACAACTTAAGAATAAATTTAGCAGATTTATCTGCAAATATTACGGGAACAGCAACTGTTAACACAGTTTCTGGAATAACTGGAACGGGAGCAACAGGGACAATTAAATTATGGTCTCTTATAGATACAACATCTGGAGGAGATGAAACATGGACAACAGGAGTGGCAAATTAAATGGCTAATGCTTATACACAATTAGGATTTGTAAAACAGGCAGATGGTGAAAATATTGGAACTTGGGGTGATGTACTCAACGAACAACTAATAGATTTACTTGATGATGCAATAGGTGGATATGTAGAAGTTAGTGTAGCATCTGGCAATGTAACTTTAGCTTTTGCTGACGGAACAGCAGACAACAATGGTAGACACGCTGTAATTAAATTTACAGGTTCTCCGGGTGCGTCAAGAACTGTTACTTTTCCCAACAAACAAAAAACATATTATATAATTAATGGCTCAGATGATTCAGTTGTATGTACATCTGGAACTGGAGCAGAAACAGTTACTTTATTAACTGGTCAAAAAGATATTGTTTATGTTGACGGCAGTGATGAAGTTCACAGTATTTTACAAGAAGGTGCAGTAAGTGAAAAACTTATTTCATCTCAAACTGCAATATCATCTGGTATAGATAATTCTAACGACCAATTATTATTAAGAGACAATAGTGCATCCGCATTAAAAAAAGTTTCTATTGCAAGTATTTTTAGTAGTGTTGGTGGATTAACAGACTTATCTGGTGACTCTAGTCCTCAACTAGGTGGTAATCTTGATATGAATGGTAACGATATAGTTACTACTTCAAATGCAAACATTGATTTACTACCTAATGGAACTGGTGCAGTTATCATGGATGGTAACGGAAGTTCTGGTGGTGTCTCTGTATCTGATGGATTGATAGATATTAGAACAGGAACAGGTAATGTTGCAAAAGTAAAATTTTATTGTGAGTCATCTAATGCTCACGCACAAACACTTCAAGCACAACCACACTCAGCTTCAAGTAGTGCTGTATTAGTATTACCTGTAGCTTCAGGTACACTTGTTGGTAGTGGCGACAGTGGCACTGTATCAAATACAATGTTAGCAGGAAGTATTGCTGACAGTAAATTATCTACAATATCTACAGCAGGTAAAGTAGACATAGGTGCTTTAGAAATAGATGGAGCAACAGACATAGGTGCAGACCTTGCTGACGCTGACCTTTTTATAGTAGATGATGGTGGTGGCGGAACAGAAAGAAAGATGGCTGCATCAAGAATATTAACTTATGTGCAACAAGCAGGAACATTTCCTTTAACAGGTTTAGATATAGATGGCGGCACAGATATTGGTGCTGCATTAGCAGACGCAGATTTAATAATTGTAGACGATGGTGCAGGTGGCACTAATAGAAAAGCTACATTAACAAGACTTAAAACATATTTATCTAGTGCAGGATTCTCACAAGAAGACCCGACAGCATTAGCGATAGCTTTAGGATAATAGGAGGATAAATGGCTAATACTTTTAAATTAGTGACAAAGGCAAACGTAACTAGTGCTGATGTTATTTATACTGTAGCAAGTGGTGCAACAACTGTTGTTCTAGGCGTAATGGTAGGTAATACAACAACTAGTCAAGTTACTGCAACTATTAGTATCGCTTCTACCACAAGTAGTAGAGCAGGTGCTAATAATGAAAACAATCAAACAGTTGAATTAGTAACTAATGCACCGGTGCCCGTAGGCGGCACACTTGAACTAATGTCTGGAAACAAAGTCGTTATGGAAGCAGGGGATGCCCTTTCTTTAAC